CAATAACATTTCCGTTAAAGGCTCGGGCGCTGGCGTCGGCGATATCTTTGCCCGCTCGCCTAAAATGTTTCTTTGCCTGTTTACGCTTCTGACATCCCGATCGTAAAATTCTATATTGGTTATGCTTGACAAGGGAGTCGAATTGTAAGCATCGATTTGCTCTCCCCAAGAAGCATCAACGTCTCGAAACTTACAGCTAAACACATCGTGTTCTTCATTTACCTTTAACCCGAATGGGGCAGGGGTTAAACTCAATCGAGAACGAATAGTTGGTAAATACATTTCACTGCCAATAACTTTAAATCTATCGAAATCATAAATCATCTGCGGAGTAGCAGTTTGTTTTCTAAAGCTCCAAGTTGCTCGATAGCCTTCTACGATAAATTCAAAAGCATTAAATCCTTCAACAAAATAAGGCGAAGGTGATGTAAAGTTTTCGTTAAATAAAATTATTCTGTTGTAGGTTTGAATCTCAACCCCGGCAGAATGAACTCTACTCAAACGATACTGAATATTTAATAAAATTATAGGTTCGATCGGCATAACAATCCTCTATGGTACTGACAGTGGTATAAGTTGACGGCCTTTGGGATAAAGAATAATCGTTCCCTTTCCAGCGTCTACAATCAAATGAGTCGTTAGAGAAGTATAAGAAAAATAAAAATCCACTGATCCTCTAAAAACGTGTATTCCATTTCCAAACTTGATCGTAAAAGTTGCATTCGGGAAAGCATCCTTGAAAATATCAAATTTTCCACCAATCCACATTTCTGCATTATTGGTAGCACAATCAAATTCGGCAGTATTAACCGAAGTTTCATCACACAAAATAGTCAATTTCCCTAAAAAATAATGTCTTGCGCTTCCGTCCAATCTAAAGATCTGAGCGTCGTTATTGTATTCAATTTCAACTTCGCAATTAGATTCGTAATTTCTCGGATTTAATACTGCCAAAGCGTCTTGTAAGCTGAACATCCAATACTTGATTGAGATAGTTCCTGTAACAGGCATAACGCTGGTATTCCTATAACCATATCTAAATCTTCCATCGCCGTTTATTGTTCCAGTAAATACATCGAATCCCGCATTATTCCCGTCTAAATCAATCCTTTTCCCAGAAGCAATGCTCATTGTTCCAGTAACGCTGATTTTCTGGAATATATTGGCAACGGTCAGTCTTGTTCCTGAGAATGTGTAGCTTCCGGTCACGCTGAAATTTTGATATGTCGCCGACCCCGTTTGATTCAACTGATATGTTTTAGCTATCCCTGAAAACAAACAAGTTAGGTCTATGCCTGTTCCAGTGCCGATTGAAAATGTGCCTCCCGTACTTTCCCAGTTACCCTTAAATTCCAATACATAGCCTCCGCCGCCAGTTCCCCCGAAATAACCTGCTTCTTGTAAAAAATCTCCATTAATTATTCCGCCTTGTTCAAAGATAAAAAATTTGCTGGATGCCGATGATTCAAAGGTTAAATTCCTGCATTCAAAAGCCGGAGTAAACCATATAAGGTCATTGCCGTTAGCATCAAAGAAGACATCATCGATTGCGGTTGGAATGCCTGCACCGCCAGCACCGCCGCTTGTTAAAGACCAATTATTATCGTCGTGCCAATATTGGGTTGTGCCTACCCAGTATTTATTCATATTACTTCCTTAAAATTAACTCCAGCTTCAAGCTGACTGTCTGCGGGTTGGCAAAACTAATCCGCAGATAAACTTCTTTCCCGGCTTCATTATTGAATAACGAGAAGCCGCTGAACTCTGATACTCTCACCAGTCCTGCGTCAATCGGGTGAACCCCGATAGTATCTTCGGCAATCATTGTGTCGGCTATCGTTTGCAATCTGATAAATTCCAAACCATCTAAAATCAAAGCCAAATCATTAGGATTAAAATCCGTGTGATCGTCTGGCGTAATGTTCGCATCCGCTCCCGTCGTAGCCACTTCTAGTTCGGTATAAACCAGTTTGGCGGCCGTTCTGTAGAATGCGTCTTCGCCTTTCTTGACGGCTTTATTGTAAAAGGTATAGGTTGCCCACGCTTCAAACGGCGCCCCTGGGTCTTCATCGATGTATAATCTGGCTCTTAGTATTTCTTTTACACAGTCAAGCGGGATCACGATGTCTTCTTGAGCGCTGTTATTAAAATCGATGTCAAAGATTAAAGCTCCGGCAGTTTTTGCTTTTGCCCGCACAATATCCAGTTTTGCCGTAGTTGGATTGAATTTCATCGACATATCAGGTCCTTGCTATGGTGGCGATTTCGTCATCCGAGTTATAAGTCAAAGCCAAGACTGCAACCGTGGTACCGCCAGCTCCGCCGGTTTTATAAGTCACTGTTTCGATTTCACCCTCGCCATCGCCGGAAGATACATACGTCAAAGCGATATAATCGTAAGCTGGGATTTCAAAGCCGATTAACTTTCTCAACTCGGTTAAAATGGCGCCGTCACTTCCGCCCCCGACATAAACATTCCCAGCCCGATAAAATTTCTCGCCATCTTCCGTTACCAGCCTGACAGGTATTGCTTCTTTAGGCTTTAAGTTCTTAATGAAACTCTTGAAAATAGTTGTCTTGACCTGCTTAAAAATACTCTCGTTTGAATCTTTAGCGAATTTGAACAATTTCTTAAAATCGAACTCTTTATACCAGAGAGGCTTTTTGATGCTTACTTCCTTGGGGTGTTTTTCGGGTTTTATCTCTTTTAAATTGGAAACCCTTATCTCCTTGGGGTGTTCATGCTTGAAATCTTCCGCATTGGATATTCTTACCTCTCCGGCAGGGGGCGGGAAATTGCTGACAAACACCTTAAGCTCTTTGCTGAATGCTTGCTGGTATTTGTCCAATGTTTCTGCTAATCCGCTTATCTCATTCTTGATATCTTTAAATGCCTTGGAGTCCGGCTGTCCTTCTTTTATCAGTACATAAACCTTGCTGATGATATTGACGATATCTTTCTGCCTATCCAAAGACTGAAGCAGAAAAATATTCCTCTCCAAATTATCGTCCTGTGTTTCAGTGCCTAATAATTTGCTGATTTTGTTTCTTTCTAAAAGGGCTTGCTTTTTATCCATTGATCAAAACCTTCTCCAGTTTGGTTTTTATATTAGTCAGTTCTTCTTTTAAAGTGCTGTTGTCTTTTCCCATCTTCGCAAGCTCGCCGCTCAATTTCTCGTTCTTCCTCGCAACTTCTTCGGCGTCTTTCAATATCTCTCTAACCTCTTGTTCTTGTTTCGTCTGTTCTTTTTTTTCTTCTTCATCTTCTGCGGGAGTTTTTGAGTTGGTGGTTGTTTCCGGAAGATCAAGCTCTTTTCGTTTCTGTTCTTCTCTAGCCCTTTGCTCTAAAATCTCTTCCCAGTCCTTGCCTTGTCCCGCCGCCTCGTCAGCCAAGCTTGAAATGTTTCCTGCGATAGCTTCTTTGGATGCCTTAACCTCTTTAAGCGGATCCACCCAGGACCAGCCAGGAGCTATCCATCTCGCCCTAACCCAATCAAGCCGCTTCCCATAAAAGTTATTAGCTTTCAATTCCCCTCTTAAATAAGCCTCTTCCAAAAGCATCTCCCAAACAGGCTGGCAGAGCTTTTGAGCCAACCATTCCTGCCTGACCTTGAAATATCTTCTGGCCTCAAGAAGAGCTGCCCTGGCGCTTGAATAATTTGTCTTTGAAAAGTCTTTTGCAACCAGCTCGTAAGGAAGGCCCAGTGCCGCAGATATTGCCTTTAAGATCCTGTCGACAAACGGCTCAAATGTCGCGCTTGGCCTCTGCGGATTAAATGATGTGATAGATTCACCAGGCATAAGGTGTTTAATCATCCCAGGCTCTAATGACTCTACCATCTGCCCGGATGCGTTCTTCTCATATGCAGAATTAACTGCTACATCCATCGATGACTCCGAAGTTATAAAAAGCGAGAAGCATGCCGCAATACGTGCGGCAACAAGCTCTGCCTCGGCATACTCGGCTAAATCTTTGAAATAAGTCAACACGGGAGCAAAGAAGGGAACACCTCTGGTCTGGCCGGACCGTGAGACATAATACAAATGAAAAATATTCTTTCTGCCATATTCGCCTTTAGCCTGAATTTCTACGTACTGCCTTGCTTCTTCTCTTGTCCTATGGTTGATATCTCCAGGATGTGTCTTTTGAATGAAATAAGAAATCGGCTCGCCCTTTTCGCCAATCTTTACGCCAGACCTGATTGATTTATCGCTTCTTTTATCGGATGGCGTGTTAAGCCTGTCCGACTCTATCAACTGCAGGGCCAATGAATACGGCCTGCTTTTATCTTTCAACATCAATGGAACGATTATCGCCTCGCCGTTTTCAAGGATCTGCCTATCCACCAGCTGTTGAATTTCGTAGAAGTCCATACGTTCTCCCGCATCGGCATACGGCGACCAACGTTTCCATATCCTCTCGGTTTTTTTCTGGAAGTTATTTGCTGATTTCTCGCTTATGCCAAGGGAATCCTTATCCATCCTGCACTGAGGCCTGATGCCCGTTCCGATGACATTCGTGGTCATAGTAGAAGTAATCCCTGCGGCGTGGGCGTCATTTCTATTTAGATCACGGCTACGCTCCCGAATATCAGCTAACTCAGGAAGCAGGTCATGGTCTGCCGAACCCCCTCCCGGAAGCCAGGAAGAACGCAAACGATTTCTGCTCGCTCCTTTGTAAGAGCCGAACTTATGCGAAACATTGATTGCCTCCCGATACATCCTTCGCTTAAACCCAGCCTTGGGGGAGAAAAACGAAATGACGTTGTCTATTCCGGATGACAACTTTTCCGATATTTTCTTTTTATTTTTCATGATGGATTATCGAACTCTGCGTATGTTGTGGTATCCTTTGATCCTGCGATTTCTTTTCGCAATTGGTCGCGTAACTTTATCAATTCGCTAATACTGATATATTGAAGGTTTCTTCCGCCGATAGAGTAGGACTGCACGGCTCCGCCTGTCATTCTTGCGTTTATGGCAGTTTCAAGATTATCGAGCATTTCTTGTTTTGAAGGCGCGCTCACAACGATCTCCTTTTATATCCCAATAAAAAAGCCCATATCTCGCTCGTGCACGAGTACGGGCTTTTTTGACTATTGGGCGCGCTTAAGAGCTGATCAGGCCCTGGCGCAAAAATCTATAATCCTATATTACTTAAAATAATCCTTCGTTTCAAATAGTCGTTACTACAAAATGGAAAATCTATTTTTCATAATCTTTCTCGACAGACTTAAAATTATATCTGCACTCTCTGCAGTAGTGATAACGAATTGGAGGATGGGAGCCATAACATTTTACATTTTTGCTGTTGCACTTTGGGCATCGTAAAGGAATAAATACGACTCCGTAGCTTTGGCTGTCTTTTGTCGATTTTTCTGGTTGCTCTTGCTTAAAGTCAGTGTCATTTCTTAGCCAATTGCTTTTTTTCTCAAGCCATTTGCCCATTTAAAGCCAGCTTCCTTCACGTTTTTTGATCCAATTCCCACGGCTAGTATCTTGATCGACTATCCGTTGGTGCACTTTGACTGACTCGTCTTTCCTGATATTCAAAGCCCTGATAATGTCTGCCGCGGCGACTGCATAGACTTCTGCGTCAAGATAGTGATTTGCCATCGCTGTTTTTTTCTTCTGCCAAACCTCCTTGGCACGGCCGGTGTTTCTGTTTCGCACCAAAACCTTATGCTCTGAGGTAAACTGGTTTAAATATTCATCGGTTGGATTCCTGAAGATATGCCATTTATGAGGATCTCGAGTCGCTACCAAGCGATTGATTTTA